ATAACCTTGTTTACGATCAACATAAAAATAGTTGTTTCCAGTACCATTCAATTCGGCATATTGAGTTACAAGTGCATCTTTTAAGTCAGAATTTAGCTGCGTAATAGCATCCTGTGCATTCGTCATGTCAGTCTGATTTGCTGGCGTAAATCCAAGGGCTGTCGTTACATTACCTTTGGTTAATTCTCCACGGATTGTAGCACTGCTTTTATTCTCCACATTGCCTAATCCAACTTGGCTTTTGGTAACTCCGTGAGGATTACTTTTATTCGCAAGATGATTAATCAGAGTTGTAATTGCAAGTTTAATCTTTGCAAATGCAATAGATATTTTCTCGCCACTTGATAAAGTCACAAGAGTTGTTGTATCTGAATATGTCGGTGTCTGATCATTTGTCGCTACGTTCGGAACGTTCCCTAAGCCTACTTGCGACTTAGTAACACTATGAGGGTTGCTCTTGTTTCCTGTATGCGTATTTAACGCTGCCTGCATAGTTTCAAATGTAACGTACCCTTCTGGATCAACCGTTGCTGTCATTTTTACATCATTATTAAGCTTGATGTAAAAATTATGTACTAACGACCATGACGGCATAGCCGATTCTGCCGGAACTTCTTTCCCTGTTGTACTTTGAGAAATCGCAAACAACACTTCACTTCCGGTTGATCCTTTTGCATAAATTCCAAGCTGTGTCATGCTGTATCCGGCAGATAAACCAGCGTTTGAAAACAATACTCCTATCTTGATTGTTTCGTTTGTTTTTGTCACGCCCTGTACTGTTCCAGACTGCTTAATTGATGATACCGCCGTCTGACTTTTCAAAGCACTAACGTCAACTTTACCAGCACCAGACTTGATCGCTGTTACTGTTATTGTTCCTCCGCTTAAGGCATTCTTTAATAATTCAATACCTGCATTTGTAATTACTGTATTTTCCCACATGATTTTATACCTCACTAACGATCGAAGAAGAATATTCACAAGAGCTTGAAACAATCGCATAATTCAATGCCGTCTCTGATTCTATAACGTCTGAAACACGAATATTGCACAATAAATGTGCTGGTTTCAATTCGTCAATTCTTCTTACTACTTCATCATAATTATTTACTTCGCCATAAAGATTGACTTGAAATGTATTTTTTGCTGTATTTTCTATGAGCTTTGTTTCTACACCGCTCAAAGCTTCTATGATCTTTTCAAACCTTTTAGGATTCAAAGGCCTTTTTATCCTCATTTGCAAAATCTGTGTTCTTCTCTGCTCAATCGTCTGATCTGGAAGCGGCGTTATTCCGTATTCTTTTTCCCAAATAGGGAGCCCCCATGTAGCACGATCAACAAATATCTGATCAAATATATCTTCACATATTGTTTTTACGTCATCTATCTCAAGTCCGATCACTTGGAACAGCCAAAGTCCGATTCTTGATTTCCCATAAATCGGCGATACATAGTCAATCATTTGTTTTGCACTTTCACTCGTCAGGATTTGCTCCATAAGGTCTGTTTTATACCACATAGTATCATCCCTCCGTTATTGTTACTATTCCTAAAACCGGCATTTGTCCAGATTCAAGGTCTACATTTTTTGACACTCCATTGATTTGTACACTGTCATAATCATAGATACCTGATACAGATCCAAGGATACTGTTGATCGCTGATATTCTAACCGCACTATCATTCGATGAAACATTTAACAAATATGACTGAAGTGCAGCTTTCAAATCATTCTGCACATCGCCAATTTCTGCTTCTCTCAAATAAACCACAGCTGATATGTTAACTACTACTGTTTCAGGAGCCGTTATCTCTAATACAGCATTGGGCGGTGCTAAGCGATCTGATTCACTATCTGGACGCATAATATAATCATACACAGCATCTTGAATCTGCTTCGATGCTGGTACTCCGTTCTGATCCATTAAGATGATCTTGATTATTCCAGAGTCATCTTTTGCTGGTATCACAGTAACTGCACCAACACCGGGAACTGACAATGCCCATCGTTTATAGTCTGCCACATTCCCAACATAGGAAATGTCATGGCTTCGATCATACTCAACAATTCGTTCTCTTAAAGTATCATCGTCCTCTTCATCCAAACCGCCTGTAACAGCTTCCTCATTTGTAACAGAGATTATTTCATCGAGCAGTTCTCCTGTCTCATCTCCAGTATGTAATACGATCGTATTTACTCCAACATTGCTTGCAGATCCTCCTTCTGCTGCCTCAATTGGAATCTTTGCATTTCCAAGAGAATCGACCGTAACTTCCTCTGTTGTTACAAAATCTATCGTATTTCCTTCGTCATCTGCTTCTGTAGAAAAACCATATCCTAAAGGAATAACAAGACCGGCTTTTGCTGTAACAGTCACATATCCTGTTGCATTTACCGATTCTCTTCGTACAAGACCTCTTCCATCAGCGTGGTAATCCAATAGGTAAGATTCTTCACAGGTTACCGGCGAAAGACTTTTCAATACTTCCACAAGCACATATTCTTTTAGCTCTGCTATCTCAATCGCTGTCGGACGTGTAAAATCCCAAGGAAAACCGCCTTCGGATTTATCAATATCTTCTGGAAGATTGCTAAGCATCTTTTCATGGATTTCCTCTTCACTCGAATTATTCAAGAAATCTGGCAATTCTAGTTCTTCTGCTTCCAATGCCATTTTTAGACCACCTCACTTTCAAATTGTGTCTGTATTTCTATATCTCCATCAATACCCTGCACCTGTACTGTTACAAGACAATGTTCTGCTTCCCATTGAAACATAATATTCCCAACGTACAAAGTTCTTTCGGACGGATCAGCCATCAATGCTTCTTCGATTTCTCTTTGTAAAATGCTTTCTGCCTCTTCACGGCTATCCGCTTGCAAGGCACTTTCATAGTCAATCCCAATGTCGGTGGAATATCCTTCATGAGCGTATCTTTGTGTCATGATCGTTTTGTAACACCATTGCACCCACGCCTCGAACCCGGATGCCTCTTTTAATTTTCCATCGTGAAGCGTAACAAAGTCTCCAGTATCAAAATCAAAAAAGATGCTGGGTTTATAACCTGCATCTTCCTCTTCTTCTGTATTTTCTTCCTCAGTTCCTTCATTCTCTTCATCTTCAAAATATTCTTCTTCATTTTCATATTCCTCTGGGAAAAGATTATCCGGCATCTTCTTCATCTCCTTCCACTTTACCGATCACAACGATTTCCTCTGCATCTGTCCAGATCAGTAATACTCGATCGCCATCACTTACTTTTGCATCAGATAACATCAAAAAATCGTCATCAGGTTCTGCACTTTCTGGATAAGAGTCAGGAAGAATCCCTCCGTCTTTCATAGTTCCAAGTTCTGCAACAACATCCGCTGCACTTTGGTTTCCTTTAGAAATCTGTTCGATCGCACGAATAAAATTTTTTCTTCCATTTCTCTGCATAGAACTCTCCTTTAGTAAAAAACAACGTCCATCGTACCAGCCACACAGTCATGTGTAATACTTTTTACTGTTTTATTTCCTTTAAGTCCAGCGGTACCACATCCAACATAAACGGTGTCTCCACGTTTGATCTTCGGATTACTGATCGCCGTTACTATATATTCATACTTGACCTTTGCACTGCTCTTCAATTTCTTTTGTGCTTGTTTCTTTATTTTTGAAAGTTTCTCCTTCTTGTCTTTATCCATGACTTCTTGGATCGTACCAAACTTCGATGTATTCTTAGATACTGATGCAAGTTTAGGGATTGACTTTTTCTTAGCTTCTCCGTAGATCTTTATCTTTGTAACGATATCATCCATTGTCTCTTTTACCTCTATGGAGATTACATTCTTTCCTTCCTCAATCTTATAAATCGTTGTATTAGTATTGGCATACTTGACAATCACTGTAGTTCCTTCAATCGTAAAAATATATCGGCTGGAAAGTTTACTTTTCGCTTTGTTCAGCACATATACTATCATATCTCCAATGTTCTTTTGCACTGGTTTGATCCTTTTGTTTTTGATTGATCCATAACTGTATTTCAGTTTCAACTTCCATGCCGTACAGATTCTTTTTACAATTTCCTTTGTGCTGAGACCTTTTTTATAATAAAAATAATCTTGGGATTTCATCATATAAATCAAGTAATCATAGGCTGTAAATGTTACCTTTTTTTCTGTATCGGTAACCCTGTCTCGATCCCAGATCACGCCTCGAAATACTTCAAAATCTCCATGTCCAACATTCGCATATATGTATAATCGATCTGATGGCTGAATCAATGTCGCAAGTGTTACACCATTTTTCGCAGCGTTCATTACTGTTAAGCTGACTTCCTTTGCCAGCGAATCAGGATCATCAGATATTGTCAAGTCCAGTATAACTTTCAGCTTGTATAGATCATATTCTTGCCCCGATGTTGTCTTTACAACCGCTTTATACAGTGGATTTCCTAAACTCGGCATATCTTCCTATCCTCCTATCATTTTTAACAGTGTTTTATAATCAGCGACACCGGTTACTGTCAATTTATGCTTTCGTTGGTAAGTTTTTATTGCTGATACTGTCTTAGATCCACAAGTACCATCCTGTTTGACTCCTACCATTTTCTGGACAAATTTTACGACTTGCCCTTTTCTTCCGGTCCGAATTGTGATTTTTTTCATGGCTGATTTCATCGAAGATGTCAGTTTTTTATCTACTTTCAGCTTCGAGTAGCCATCTTTATTCATTGCTTTCTTTAATTCCTCAACTTTGGAATTAGAAACCAATTTACTGCTTGGAACAGGAATCACAAGCACCTGTCCTTTATAGATCGTATATTTGCTGATCTTTTTCTTTGGATGTTTCTTACGTTCCTTTTTATTCCTAGAATCAATCAGTTTCTTATTTGCATTATAAATAACCTTGTATTTTTTACTGGACCCAAGATATTTTTTTGCAAGTTTCCGTAATGTTTGTCCTTTCTTTACTTTGACCTTTTTCTTTGTGGTTTTGGTACTTCTTTTCGTTGAGGAAACACTTATTTTTTCGTAGTCGATAAATCTTACCGTGTAGTAATAATCATTCAGGCTTTTGACCGTAGAATCGTATTCTGAAACACGCATATCAACATTGATCTTCGTTCCTGTAATACAGACATTTACCACTTTCCCATACTTAGCCCAGTATTTCATCAGTGCATCTAAGGTTGCTGGATCAGTCCACTTACGAACAAATTTCATGCCTTTTCTTGCTTCTCCGGGAAAAAAACATTCCCAGCTTAGTTCTGAAAGATTTTTACCATTCGGAACACTGACCTGACCTAATTTATAGATATCATATTCTGCAAACTTACCTTCGATTGATGATTCAATTTCTTCAGGAATGATCGGAATTTGTATCTTCTGATCATTCCCTTTTGAATTTTTTCCAGTAATATATATGTCCATTTACATTACCTCCGCTGTTCTGTTACTTGCCGTTGATCCGATTGCATCTGCGATCGCCTGCATAATAGCATCTGCGATCTCTCCTTTAGAGTTTTTGATAGCATCAACTATGCCGTCATTTCCAGATGCATTGACGCTGATCGTAATACCACCAACGTTGATCACTGGCTGACTGCTACCAGACGAAGCTTTTCCAGATCCGGATGATCCTCCAACAAGTCCACCTTTGGCATGCTTTGTAACGCCTAAAATCTGTCCTGCTTGATTCCAGAGAGATAATGCACGGCTTCTATGTCTAGAAAGTGGAATGACCATTTCGTTTCCTTCTTCTCCTAATTCAGAAACGATATGACCTCTGACCAGACTACCCTTCGCATTATGAAAGAACTTTCCATTTTTCGGTAAGGCTGTCTGTACTTTCGGTGCGGATGATGTCTTTTTGCTTGTTTTCTTTTTACCAGATTTTGAAGAACCGCTATTACTTAGATAACTTCCACTAGTAATACTTTTGATCGCACTTGCTTGTGCAGCGGTTGTACTTGCTGCGGATGCAATCGTTGAGGCTGCGGATGCTAAAGCACCTGCAAGTGATAATGCGGAACTTCCAGCACTTTGTAAGTTGCCACCAGCTGCAAGCGACATAGAACCCATCGTTCCCAGCATTCCTCCAGCTGTTGCGGACTTTCCACCTAAGCTGCTGACTTTTCCACCAGCTGCATTCGTAGCACCTGAAAAAATCTTTGTCGTCTTTGATCCAACATTCGTTTGTTTTGTGTTTTTCTTATTCTCCTCGTAAGCTTTCTGTACGGAACTTGCCAGTTCTTTGTATTTTGCTCCTTTTGGATTAACACTGCTAATACTGTCTTTACTGTATTTCCAATATTCCTGACTCTTTGCCGTCATAGAATTACTGTTTTTCAGTGCATTCTTTCGGCTGGATACAAACTTTCTAAGGGAGTCGCCAAACTTATTTCCTTTTGTGATTGCACCAATTCCACCAATTCCAGCACCAATAAATGCTCCCGGAACTGCTCCAACACCACCAAAGGCAGCTCCTATGGCTGCTCCGGCGGCTGCACCACCTCCAACCATTCCAAGTTTCGTGCCACCTCTATAGGCTTCCTTCTTCTTCGTGGCTGAATCTTTTGAGGTCACTGCGTTATAAATATTACCAGCTGCACTTCCTATTCCAGCAATCCCTAAAGCTCCACCTAATAAAGATGCACCTCCAACGGCTGCTGCTCCACCAGCGGTCGCTGCACCTGATCCAAGTTTTACGCCTAGATTTCCAAGCCATGCTTTCCATCCAGTGGCAGCTACGGTTTCTCCATTTTTCAGCGTGACACCAGAACCGCCTAAACCAAACAAGCCACCCGGTGTCCTTGTCGGTCCAGATGGTGTTTTCGGTTCAGTTTGTTGCATTTTTCGCTTTACGCTTTCTGGTAACCAGATTTCTTTATTACCTGTCGGATTTGTTCCCGGTATTGTAGAATTTCCGTTTCCAATTCCTCCGTTCACATTTACAACTGCCGCGGACACATTGATTGTTCCAATAGAATCTCCCAAAGGATTTGTTTTTCCTCCACCTCCAGAACCGCCAGTGATCAGATCGTATAGACTTTTTCCACCTTTAAACAGCTTTAGCCCTCCAGATAATCCAAGAAATCCAGCTAAATAATCTGCGATACCAGCTTTATCTCCGCCTGGCAACAGATCCTTAAGAGATTCCTTGAACCAGTTTCCACCAGCTTTTGCAATATCTTTTCCAATCCCAGTAATCTTTTTAACGATCGCCGGTCTTCCTTTAGAATCCCACCACTTAGAAAACGGATTTACAATCAGTTCATCCCAAGCAATACTAATCTTGCCACCGATTGAAGCATTTTGGAATTTTGGCATACTAATAAGATCGTCGATCTTATCTCCAGCCTTTTCAAGTCCCTTGAATACAGATGTACTTGCATACTCTCCAAGTTTTTCAAGTGATGTTCCAGCTTCTTTTAGTTTTGCATCGGATTTATCAAGATAGTCTGCAAATTCTCCTAAACCTTTCGTTGCTCCCTTCTGGAGACCTTTTCCCCATTTAGAAACAATGTTTATGTCGAACGTATCTTTAATATTTGACATTAATCCAGAAACCGTCGAATTAGATGTTTTGTCCATCATTCCATCAAATTCTTTCAGCCCATTAAGGATTGTCTTAACTGCTTTGTCTCCACTGATTTCGCCCTTTTGAGACATTTCTCTGATCTGGGCTATGGATTTACCCTCTGCATCAGCAAGATACTTCCATGCGTTTATACCGACATCTGTCAGCTGATTCATGTCCTCTGCGTTCAATCTTCCGTTTGTTTTCATCTGACCTAAAGCTCTGGATACTCGAGAGATACCCTCTTCTCCAGCTCCAAGTGCTGCGGATGCATTACCAATCTTCGTCAGGTCAGGAATAATGTCTTTATCAGAGAATCCATAAGCCAGCATCCTTTGTGCATTTGACACTACTGCTGATGTATCAAACGGGGTAACAGATGCAAATTTCTTCGCACTATCCATAAACTTCGTAGCTTTCTTTTTAGATTTCAGCATTGTTTCAAAGCCAATTTGATATGTCTGAAATTCGTCTGCTAATGATACTGGATCAGCTATCAATTTCTTTGCAGCAATTCCAGTCATAACTCCACCAGCCAAAGTTTTTAGTGAAAATATAGAATTCTTGATCTTAGATATAACACTTGGGATTTTTTTGATCTGACTTGTTACCTTGTCATTGATTTTTAGGACTGCTGAAAAAGTCTTTCTACCAAAACTCATACCAGCACTCATAGCTTTTTTGATCCCTGCTGTTGCAGTGTCTTTTAATCCAAGTTTTGGAGTCCAGGTCTTTTTACCGAGCCCGTCTCCCTTTTTACCAAACTTGTCGAGGACTGGACTTGCTTTATCTTCAAGTCCTAATTTTGGCTTTGCACGCTTCTTTCCAAGCTTGTCCATCTCTCGTGATGCTTTCTCTGCATTCTTCCCTGTTTGCTGTAGGCCAGAAGACGCATGGTCGGAATATTCCGATACAACATCGATCACAATTTCTTTGTTTGCCATTTATGCATCGCCTCCTTCCATAGCTGTTATAAGTGCTGCAAAGATAAAAGCCCTCTCTCCTTCTGGGAGATCAAGGGCTTTTGATGGCAACATTCCAGTCCGTAAATAATTTTCTGCAAGCAGAGAAGCTAACGGACTGGACTTAATTAGTTTTTTGCATAATCAATGACATTTGTACCACTGCCGGATAACTCTTCGATCTTGTCGCTGACTGCTTCAAGTTCTCCAGCTGTAAGAATTTCCTTAATGATCTCTGCCTGTGTCATAACCATGTGACCAGCTTTGTTCAGTCCTTCTTTTAATGCTGGATTATCCCAGAATTTTGTTCCATCACTTTCCGGAACTGTTGCAATGTAAATCTGCCATGCCATGTAATCTGCATTGCTTACGCTTTTCTCAATTAATGGAAGTGATGCTCCACCCGGATTCGGCATATAAGTTGTTGCTCTCTTTCTGCAATCAGTGATTTCATCAAAAGATAATGGGCGAATATCGAATTTAAACAATTTCTGTCCGTTTCTTTGAATATTTAATGTCTGGCTTACCTCTGTCTTATACTCTGCTGCCTTTAACAGACCAGTGATAAGATCCATTTCATTTTCTTCTGTTACATTGATATTTGTTTTCTTCTCTGCCATTTTCTTATCCTTTCTTTATGCTGCCAATGATTTAATACAATCTGGTACACTGTTAACAATAAACTGGCACTGTCTCTTGATGATTTCTCCCGGTTTTACTTCCAGAATGTTTGTATCTCCATCAGGAATACATTCATCTAACAGATATTTACTTTCGCCACCAGCAAGTGGTTCTGTAACACCGCCCTGTAAACTGAATGTAGGAATTTTCCCATTTTTAATCGCTTCCAGCATTGGTACGATCGTCAGATCATCTCTTACTACAGCTTCAGTGAACGATGCTGTAAATTTAACACTGTCTGGAACTCCATATGTCTGTACATCTCCTGCCGGATGGAAATCTACGTTTGAAAAATTCATTCCGATTGTAAACTCTTCCACGGATGCAAACCAGATGGAGACTCCATCCAGTGTAATAAAAAGCTTTCCGTCTTTTCCTGTCATCAGCTTTCTAGTATCAAAACCTTTTCCACTCATCTATATAACACCTCCTACTGTGCGATATACTGGAACTGATATGTTAAGTAGATCTTTTCCATGCTGTCAACGTCATCAATGCGGATAATAAAGTATGCATAATCCGCTGCATGTGGATTTTCTGTATCCTCATAAAATTCGTAGGTATCTAAGATCTTTCCTTCTCTGTTCATTTCAGCCAGTACTTTTTTAGCTTCCTGAATTACATTATCAACGCCTGCTGCATTGTTGCTGATCTTACCAATCAATGGTTCTAATGTACGATTGATACGGTCAAAAGCTTCGTAACGTACAGATGTACGTTTGATTTTCTTCCATCCTTCGTCATCGTCCTCATCCAGAACTGTATATGTGTTCACTCCTGAATCAAACCAGACCTGCCCTTCCTGTCCTTCTGACAAGAGAAGCAATCCAGATTTGATCGCATCGACATATTGTTCATTCGTCAACTGTTCAATACATGACTCCGCATCTGGAATCTCTGTATGTACAATTGATGTACTTGAATCTTTGCATCCGATCACACCTGCCTGAACTGCTGCCGCAAGGTATCCTTCCACTCTATCTCCGGCGGTATTATAGTATCCACTACCGCAGTAAATAAAATATGGTGCATTATATGATTTTGCATTTGTCTTTCTTGTAGCAAGTGACTTTCCTGCCGCTTCTCCAAGTACGCAAACTCCTAACGCTCCGTTTGAGTGGATTCTTTCCATGTATGTCTTCGCTAATGCCTTAACATCTTCTTCGACTGTATCAAGCACCAGTACATTCCAAGCATAAGTTTCGAATGCATTAAATGCATTGCTGTAATCTTCTGTTGTGACTGCCGGTGCTGATCCACCAGCCAAAGCCTGCTGTGCAACCGTCTGCATGATCCCGGATGCTCCAGAAACAAGTTCTGCGGATAAATACTTGCTGTCTTTCATTGCTTCCACAAGATTTGCAGCCTCATTTACATCCGCACCAGCGATAAAACTTACTTTTTCAACAAGTGTTGCCCCATTGTAAACGGAACACTCTTTTGTCGTTTCATCTCCTAATTTCTGTTTTACAGTTACGGAGAATTTCAAAGCGGTTGGATATTTTGTCTTTAATGTAACTGCATTTGTGGCTGTGGTTGTCTGTAAGGACAGGCTTCCTTCTTTACCACCAGTTCCAAGACGGTAAAGATATACCGTGTTAGCACCTGCATCAAACAGTTTTACCGCTGCATCGATCGTTCCACTCTCCATATAAAGTGAAAGAAGATCACTCTTTGATGTGATCTTCTGAATCTCTCCAACTGGACCAAAATCTGCATGAACCGGAATACAGAAAACTCCGTTCATTGCGGATGCTACACCATTATTTGTGATCTGCTCATGTCTGCGATAAACTCCAGCTCTTTCCTTTTTCTCGCCTTTTAAAAATAATCCGGACAAGTTCTTATACCTCCTTCTTCTTAAATGTATCTACAAGTTTCTTTGCTGTGCTCTGCGTTGCTTCTTTAACACCTGCCCTTGCAAATGCTGTTCGGATAATATCTTGTGATACTCCTAACACCTGTGGATTTTCTGCATATTCATCCACAGTATAAGTAACTTCTGGCACTGTTTTTGTTTCGTCTTTCTTTTCTGCCATTGTTTCCTCCTAACTTATCGTAATTGTCTTTAATTCATCGACTGTTTCAACATCTCGTAGCTTTCCGTACTGACCTCTTACCGTTACCTGTCCATCTTTTAATGGATCAAGTTTCGTGCTGTATGCCAGCTGATTTACAAAAAACGGCGATCCATCATTCATAACGAACCGCTCTCTTTCCTGTAAATCTTGCAGCAAGTTCATAACAAACTGATCAGCATTTACATCCGATCCGGAGATCACATGTACCTTGATGTTGTTTGTAAACCATGTACAAGCATATGTCGATGGGAACGTTCCTGGCTGCATAGAATCCAGTCTAGTATAAACAACCACTTCTTCATCATCCGGCTTCCAGATTTCGTCAAGTTCCGTGTTATTGATCACTGTCACGTTCCAGTTCTCATCAATGTGCTTTGCCAAAGAACCGACTGCATCCAGCGGAAGGTATGAATGTTTTGGAAAAGCATATGCATCGAATGTCAACACTGATCCACATACTTCTACATCCATTTGCCCTTCGATTGCTTCCTGAAATGATTCTGACTTTCTCCAGACAAGAGAAATCGTTGTATCTTCATCGGTCAAGAAAACTCCTTCAAACGCTTTTTTCAGGATCTTCTTCGCTTCAAGCAAGTTCTTATATCCTTGATTATTAAACAGATACGCTATTGCAATCTCCATCGTTCCAGAAACCTTACGCTCTGAATCATCTTTCAGATTCAGCCCATAGATGATACGCCCATACTGCGAACCATCCCACCTTGAATCAGAATCATCAGGTGCCTGATCCAAAAATATTGCTGGTCCATTTTTGAACGCAGCCAATCCGTTAATATTCAGGCTTTTTAAATACTTGTAAATTATTTCTTTCATAGAGTTACCTCAAAATCTGAACCGAAGATCTTTACAATCTCCGGCTCTGCTTTCTTCTTAATTGGATCAATAAATGGTCGTTTTGCCATCTTTTTTGTGCCACCTTCCAGCCATTCAGCGTGTTTTGAATTACTTTTTATCCGGCTTGTAACTTGATCTCCTTCAATCAGAGTTTGATCATCCCAGTCCTGACGTAACTTTCCAGACTGTGGTGCTGGTGTTTCTCCCGGTGCGGATGATCTATTCGGAAGCCGTTTGTATTTCTTTCCAGAACCGCCTTTCGACAATACTTCGATCTCAATATTTCTAAGGGTGTTTGTTGCCATTGCACCCTTTCGCATCATCTCTCTTTTGATACTTTCATCAAGATTCTTTGCACATGCTTGAAATTCAGCTTCTACGCCCATATGTATCACTTCTTTCTAATACATAATAGATGGAAAACTGCCCTGTTCCAGCTGGATCTTTTGTACCCTTCACGATAAACGTACGATCATGGCACGGATCATCGCCAAGCAGTAACACATCGTTCTTACTTAGCTTAACCACTGGATGGTAAGACACAATCGTATGACTGATCGGAGTCTGGTTTTGTTTCCAGATTTCCATTGTCTTCATATCTGCTTCGGCTAGTATACCGTCTATGATCGCATCAGGGGCTTCTTTTTCATCGCCCTTTACAACCATGCCATCGTCCATGACTTCTGTATCCTGCCAGTAAACACGGAAAGACTGCATATATTGATATGGTCTACCGATTGATGTCATTTTCAAAAGCGTCCACCTCCAGGATGATTCATCATTCCAACGTAAAAATACTCTCGTTTTTCATTCTCATACGGCTTGATTCCAACACTGGAAGATGCAATTTCTTTTTTCAGATCATCATAAAGCTGTTTCCAGAAATTCATTCGATTACCAAAATTAAAAGAGACAGGACCAACACTGTTGTCTACGTCCTGCCCGTATTTGAACATCATATGTTCTAGCAATTTCAGTTTTGCCATCTTAAAATTGTCTGGATACTGCTCTAATACAGCTGTGATCTCTTCATCGGAAAGTGCAGCTGACATTTCATCCTTTGATACATCAGTATCCGCCAATTCGAACCGCATCTTCATAACATCATTTGTATTGATCTCATCTGGAAAATAGTTATACGTCATTCTCCTCGCCACCTTCCGGCTGTTCTGCTGGTTCTTCGGTTTCTTCTACTGCTTCTGATTCCTGATTAATATCAGTATCAACGGAAAGATCAGCAAGTCTTGTTTCAACTGCTGCCTTAATTCCTTTTCTGGAATCAATCTCATGTAACAGCTGTAAGACCGGTGTATCTTCTTCTGTCATGGTCGCAATCTCAATTTTTGCCTCTTCCATTGTTTTCTGAATTGTGGCAAAGAACTGTAATAACTGCTGTGCGTTCACTGCAAGCTCGTGCTTAGATTGTAATAAAGGAATTGATAAAGTGTTAGGGTTAACATTCAAATCCTCTGCATACGCTCCATTTACGCTTGCTACTTCTGCAATGTGTCCAGACTTCTTTAAAAAGAGAGAGCGTCGTTCATCTACGACACCCTCTGGAATAGTCTCTCCGATCTTATACTGCTTTCCACCAAAATTAACTGGCTTAAGTGCAACATAATTCATATAAAGCACCTCCTACTCAGATACGCAACCACTTAAGAACGTTGCAAGGTCATCGGAAGTCTTTTTCATGTCTGTTGCCATAAGTCCTTCGATGAACTCTGAATGTGATCCTCCTGGTCCATCATACTGTGATGTAGCCATCCACTGTCCATTTCCAAGCATATCCCATGTATAAATATATCCGGCAGATGGTTCTTCAAGATCTACTTCTTTCGGTGCATAAGTTAATAATGCACTGTTATCGTCGAAGACAAATTTCATATCGGCTTTCTGACCGATTTCTGCTGCATTATAAGTTGCATACAGAACTTTTACTTCTTCCAGACCAAGTACAGCTGCAATTACCTGTTCGTTAACAAGTGCTGGATTCGGTGTTGACCCTGAACCTGTAACTCTTTCTAAGAACTGCGGATGATTTTTGATTGCCTTATACGCTCTGTATCCTAAGCATAATTTGTTAGGCATTCTACGTCCGTTTAAAAGGATTTCTTTCTTCATCTCATCAAACTGACCTACGATGTCCGCGTTTGCATCATCAAAATGCACAAACTGTTTAGATGTTGAAGCTGTTGCTTCTCCTGTCTTAACATTTGCCCATGCGTCAGCATTGAAAAACTTGTTTGCAAAGACCATATCAAGGTGCAGATTCATCTGTTCTGAAACCTGTTTTACCTTTGCACGTCTCGGATCAATCGTTGCTGGTGCTCCAGTTCTCTGGTAATCCAGAGCTGTGATGTTATCTACTCCGACGATGATCTGATCTACCTCACATTTGTAAGTATCATCTGAATGAGAGAATACAGCCGGATCTACTGCTCCGAACTTAGGCTTTCTCTTTACCTGGTCTTTCGCGATCTCTTCTTTGTTGAAGATATAGTAGCTTCCAGTGCTTGCATGTACTGGAAGAATTGGAAAGATGCTTGGAGCAACATTCATTCCAGGTGCCTGAAAATAGCTCATTGCCATATTGGTTAAGTAATAGTTTGGTCTCCAGCCTTTCGCAATATCAACTGCGATTGCTGCTGCGTTGTTATGTCCTGTGTTCATTTATTTCATTCCTCCTTTATTTACGCTTCATATCCAGCATGGATGATCGCAACGTTTACGATGTCTCCTTTTGCTGTCGCTGGTGTCAGTGCCATAGCTAAGATGTACTGCCCTGTTGTTGCCTTCTGGCATAATCCCTCTGCATCAACAGCAAGGAAATCTCCAGCCTCAATCTTTGCACCAGCTGCCCACATGCCCTGATTTCTGATCTGAACAGTAATATCATCGCCTTTGGCTACTGTTTCATCTCCAAGAAGCACAATTCCTGTTGCTTCCTTTCCGGCTTCAGGAATTTTTGCTCCATCTTTTGTTAATAAAACCGCTACGGCTGTTTTGAGTTCTGCTCCAGCTGTAACATTGATCACTGGACTTCCACCAGTTGGATTGTATTCATATGTTCTGTTTGCCATCTTCTCTGTACCTCCTTTCTTATTTATCGAACATTGCTCTTAATTCAGGATCATTCTGCATAACGATATCCTGTGCCTGTGCATCAGTAAGGTTTGGCATAGACTTTTTAATCTCTGCTACCTTTGCGTTCATCTTTGCAACACCTTCTGTATCGTCATTTCCTGTGTGTGCTCCACCAGACTTACCGATCTCCTCAAACAGACCTGATTTCTGAATTACCGCAAGGTTGTTATCCATGGATGCAATGAAGTTGTTATACGCTTCATCGGATGTTGCTTTCATGGATTTCAGAACTGGCACTAATTCCTCTGCTTTTGTTCCTAAGAGTTCATACTTCTTAGCAACTTCTTCTAAGGACTTCTGTTCTGCTTCCTCTGCTCTCTTCTGGATTGGTTCCATGATCTTCTTCATCATAGAAGTGAAGTCCTTTGTAACACCTTCCATTGCTTTATTCACTGCTTCCTGAACCTGTCCATCAATATCAGCTCTTTTTGCAGTATCCTCTTTTTTTGCATTTGCATCATCCTGTAATGCTTTTAATGCTTCTTTCTTTTCTTCCTCTGTCATGTTTGAAATATCAAATGCCATTTCATTCTCCTTTTCTTTTTTTTCTTTGTTAATAGTTTCTGGATCACAAGATTTTTCAATGACTTCTTGCATTTTTGCGATCTCAAAGTCATCTGCAACAACAGTATCTTCTTTATCCGTTGCTGCACGTTCTAATTTGATCCAAGACTTGGATGCATCATCAGAAAATGCCTTAAACTGATCAATGCTCTGTGCGATTGCTGCCTGTTTATCCTCACACTCTTTATCGAGTAAGATTGACACAATCGACTGCTCCAGAGAGTTGCAAGCATTCCATATCTGATCCCTCACGTCGTAGATCTTCTTTTCATTCATTACATCATCAAATGATGTTGCTTCATCTTCCATGGACTTTCTGACATCTTCTGAATTTACTCCTAAGCTGTCACAAAACGCATTAAAGAATCGCTTGAAAAAGTTTCCCTTCGGTTCTTCTGCACCTCCTCTCTTTTTAATCAGGATATTTGCTTTCTGATCTGCTCCGATATCTACTGCATCGATCTTTTTTACTTCCAGATCTTCCAGCTTTGTCTTTCCTTTTGTTTTCATGTTTCCTCCTTTCTAACGACACTTTTTCGAGTTTCAAAAACGCAAAGTGCATTTTCAAACACAAAAAATAGACCAATTTGCATTTTTTACAAAATGGTCTATTTTCATTTCAGATTTCACTTAATTTTAGAATAAATTTCAGTTTCTCATTTCAGATTTCACTTCTTCAATGATATTCTGAATCTTTCTTTTATAGTTCTTGTTCCCTGTCAGTCTTATGTGACTTTCCAAGGTTCTTAGATTTCTGGATGTTGGAACTCTTCTACGTTCCACGTTCTTCTTGATTGCGATCGCAACTCTTTTATTCCTACAGTGCGTATGGTGCAATTCAAAGCAATCAGGATTGTACACGATCCATTCATCCTGTCGGTGTGATTTCTTAATCTTAAGAATGCGATCATCTCCTAGTTAATTCCTTGCCACGCCTGTTGCAGCAAAAATCCTAACAGTTCCCAGATCTTGTTTTTGATACTTCCCATGCAAATATCTTTGCCGATCTTTTCATCGTAATTCTTTGGATCAACACACGAAGATGATTCCACGATATCAAAACCATTTCGAAGCACACAACGAACAACTGTTGTTGTCTCTCCAATCTCTCGATCAAAGCTGTCTTTCCTGAGCCTACCGCACACAACGAACAACTGTTGTTGTCTCTCCCATCGTGATTGTCTCCGTAGATGCAATAAAATCATCGACCATTTCTGGCCCAATACTTACTCCAGATGGAAGATTTTTATTATCATCCACTTTCATATATGCTTTTTCAAAAACATCTTTCGGAGACCATGATTCGTACCCATCCGGGTATACAACCTTGTATCCTGTGATCTCCTTTGTGACTGGATTTCTTTCTGGTTCTGCCTGAATCAATTTTGCACCGATATATTTGTCCATCATTCTTCCTCCTCGACTTCAATACGTTTCGCTTTGCCCTCAATACTGAACATCGTATAAGTTCCGTCTTTGATCTTTGCCCATACTTCATCGTCTGTGATATGGAATCCAACCCACCAGCCCTCTGGCAACGTACCTTCCTCTATACCGAGAGTTTTCATCTTTTCCTTAGTGAATATAATACTCTCGATTAAAACGCCTGCACCGCCTCGCTCGTGCATCTCTCCGGCTTCACGATAGAACTCTACATAGGTATATGCTGTCTGTTCTAGTTCTTCCGGATCAATTAAATCGTTCTGGCGGTCAATCAGCTGATTTCCATTCTCATCGACTGCAATCTTAGCCCATCCAAAGACGTACTGCTTTTCTTCGTCCTTCTTAGTAATATCTACTCGATTCAAGGACTTTCGTATACTGTCCTGTGTCTGTGCTGGGGATCGTATATAATCGTTAAAATATCTCATGCTTCCTCCTTCTTATACAGCCGATCAAAGTCATTCTTACGAACTACATTTAATCGACCGACTGAATCTTTTACAACATAGTCTCCTATTCTTGCAACAAGTCTGCTGCCTTTATATCTTCGTGCATTAAAATAGACCGTGCATCCTATAACGGCTGTTGCTCCGTCTTTCTGTACACGATCTATCATAATTTCTTCGGTATTCATTTTCTTTGTGAACCAGTCAGGGGCGATCATATCAATATCAGGTGTGATCTGCACTGCCTGAACTGTCTGCTCTATTGCTTTGTACTTCATCATTCTTCTTTCTTTGCATATCGTCCAGTTCCATTTGCATAATGGATTCCGTCACAGATTTTCATAGTTACTTCTAACATCCCTAAAGGTTCAAACTGCCTACGAATATTTCTCGGAATTGTCTTATCCTTTAACCATTCATGCATATCGTCCAGTAATTCAAACCATTCTTGTTCGTGTTCTGATACATCCATATCTTGTTTCATTAGCTGATCGAATCTTTCTTTTAATTCAAGATGTTTTTCCATTTTCTAAAGCCTCCATCCAGTGCGATACCTTCTGATAATCTTCAATATTTCCTGATAACATCATTTTATCATAGATCATATTATTCAGCCAGTCATACCTATCTGGTAACGGAACAGAAATAAGCTTCATTGCAAAATCATAATCATTTTTAAATAACCCAGCAACTTTATTTATATTTCTTAAAGCTTCTGTCATATGATCGTACTGTGATTCAAGAATTTGTATATTCTCTTTCTTGCTAATCTCCTGTGCTGCAAACTGTACCGAACCCTCTTCCATGTTCTCATACTGTTTATACATATTACGATCATATTTTGTAACTGATCTAGCGTGTAACTGTTCATGTAACAAAATATGTGGGGCTGTTTCATGTCTGGTTATAATATCTCCGTTCCACTGGATACCATAAACACCAGAATCATCATCAACTACGACCTTTCCACTCCATGAGCTTTCAAGATCAAGATGTTTGTCTGCAATCTCTGACATTTTATTAGCATGAGTCTCTATTTCCTCTGTGCTGTACTCTCGCAGTTCATCTTCTTCTGTTTCATGCGCTGCGGCCATAGATCTTGAATCGACATACATCACACAGCATTTACACCTCGGATGCAGTGGCGGAAGCAACTTTCCTGGAGTGAATTCTTCGTCCATTCCAACAACTTTGCCGTTCAGTTCTCTGCATGTGCTGCATGTATTCTCACTGTCCGTTGCAGACCATTTTTTATCCTGTGGTGGCAATATGCCTTGATCGACAAGATTCTTTATATGCTGATATCTGCCATACTCATATGCAAACGCTCTTTCGGTCTGTGCGATCGTCTTTGCTCTTTCTCTGAGCTGACGTTCTGCATACTTCATCTGCTTGTCTCTTGCCATCTGTTCAATCTTTTCTGGCTTTGTTCTTGGGTGTTTCTTCTCCAACTCTGCCTTGATCGTCTCATAATACTTCATAGCTGCCTGAGTCTGTGGCTTTGTTAAACCAATACAGGGACGGATAAACCTTGCAAGCTCATCTGTTCCCATATGTTTTCTTATTCCGATATCGATCATTGACTGAATTGCATCTTTCTGTACTCTTGTACAATTCGTTACAAGCTCAGCTGTGTGATTTTCCAACCAATCAGATACCGCCCAATGATCTGCATCAAATTTATATCCAATGTCTATTCCTTTGTGCTGGTTTTGATTTTTAGCACCAGCTTTCATTGCTTTAACCATCTCTGGTGCAATCTTATCATGAACCAGTTTTGAATAATCCTGTTGCCATTCTTCTACAGATTCCTTGGAGATCACACCAGCCTGAATAGCTTCTCGGATCTCCTTAAATGTAAAAACTGTCTGCTGATCCTTCCAATATCTGACCAGCAAGCGTGTTAATTCTGGGCTACTGCTATTAAGAAACCTCTCTAATGCCTCTTTCACATCATTTGGCTTCATTGATCCACGCTTCTTAACCTTTCGGAATAGGAACATATAATCAGCTCCTTCCTAATCGTTTCTTGGCTTCCTGGACCTTTCCATCATCTTCGGCAACGTCCTGATTGTTCTCTGGGTGTACATTATTTCCCTGTAATCCAAGATCGTTTGTCTGCTGATCTTCTCTGTCAGGATCAATGAATCTTTCATCGTTAGCTACCTTTGGTGGCAAATTAGCGGCTTCTCGAACATATGTTTCCAATTCGTCGTCTGGGATCAATACACCAGTGCCAACCATCGTCTGGATGTACTGTGCTAATTTGTTCATGTCGATCTTTTCAATATCTCCGTGAACCATCTTCGGGTAGTCTGTGATCCCCTTGAAATGTTCTCCGTTTAGATCAATTAATCTTGGGATCGCTTGGTTATTAAACGCTTCACAGATAATGTCAAGGTATGATCCAATCGCTACAGCAAATAGCTCTGTCTTATCATCGGACAATGCAAATGATCCAGTGTGTTCATGCCCCAACAGAATAAAATCCGCAAGCGTTGTCATTGCTATGCGGCTATCATAACGCTTTATGATCTCGTTCGTATCAATTTGTCTGCTTCCACCTGTGGAAACAAGCTCAAACTTGAATCCCGGTGGTAACACAATACCAGCACTCTTGTCTTGTCGGATGTTTCTTACCAAACTATTTGCCCATGCCAACATTCTTGATCCTTCCGGATCATCTGGATTGTACAGGTCAACACCTTCCGGCGGTGTAACCATCGGTATACCAGCGAGATCTCTTTCAATCCCGATCCCTTCAAATTCCTGAATCCCTTTTTTAAAGTACCAGGAACGATAAGCATTTCTGAGGATGCTTCGTCCTTCTGGATTTCCTTTTCTGGATCTGGTTCTGAAATGGATTGCCTTTTCCAGTGGAATCGTATAAAGCCCAAAGTTTGGCGGTGGCATTTGGGTCATGCCGATAAGATTATCTTCATTGTCATACTCCCACTTATACAGAGAATCCTGTGATCGGATAGGAAGCTTTCTCCATCCGATTAAACCATCATCATATTTGCTGTTCGTCTTAGGATTTCCTGTCCGCCCTGATCTCCTCTTATATACGATCTCATGATACGACCAGCCGTATGTAAGGAATGATAGGATTTCAGAGACTGTATCAGTCCATGTGGTCTGCATATCATTCATGCAAGACTCAACAAACTCTGCTGCCTCTATGTCCTTTTGATCGTCTCCCTGTGGCTCTACGGAAAACTGTGCCTGTCTAAGCAATGTATCTAACGCAAATATGATTGCTCCAATCACATCGTCGTTAGATTCCATTTCTGTATATACCTTTACTCCTCGTTGTCCTCTCAGCTCTGGGAGAAATTCTTCGTAAAAGCTACCGCCCCACCGATTTTGACCGATGCGACCTATTTCATCATACAATGCTATTTCACCTCCAGTAACTATCTTTTGTTCCAACATCACTTCCTGGAACACTGATTGGTTTAATTTTGTTTCTGTAGCAAGATAAAACAACAGCATCTGCCCGGTCCGGAGACTCTCCGATGCGTTCTTTCATTGCTTTTTTTGATTCTAGTCGTATCTTCCCTGATGAACTAAGATCATATTTTCTCGCACTTAATTGTGCGATAAGCTCTGTATCATTTGGTAATACTGCTTCTTTTTCTTCTAACATATCTCTTAATATGGACCATGCATAAGATGTGATATCATGATATTTTTCTGCTGCTTTCTTGTCTGGAACGGCAGCAGAAAAATTAACCGGAACGATAACTACACCAGATAGCTTTCCTTCCGATTTTAATTCATTCAAACGATCTGTTACTCCTCCACCAAGACCAGTATCATCTATGATCACATATATTGTTTTTTTATATTTAAACTTTTCCTTGATATTCCTACACTCTACAACAACATCTCCTACAGTTTTCATTAGATCTTGACCATGCCTAATCTTTTCTAGTGTGATCTTGTTATTCATATTTCTTGCGATCACTGTGTCATCATCACCAAAACGGGCCACATCGACTCCCAAAGTGCAAATATCAGCTGGTGGTATCTCTTCCAGGATGATCGATGCTTCCAACATTTCCAAAGGCATATAAACATCATCATCCTGTTTAGGAAACAATCCTTTTACTCTGACTCTGACAACATTACTTTCTTCTCCATATTTCCTGATCAGAGAATCAATGTTGTCCTTATTAGTTCTTTTAGACTCTGCGGAGTTTACAGTGATGCAATAATATAATTTACGATCCGATGTATGGCTGTCGTAAAATGTACCGCTTGCTTTTGTCGGGTTTCCACAAAGTAGCAATTTATTATTTGATCCTGTCAGAGTACCTAAGATTGCTTCCATGATCGGATCTGCAACACCAGAAGCTTCATCAACGATAAATAGCATATTATCCTCATGGAATCCTTGCATATTTTCTGGAGTGGTTGCTGTTCTTGCTACTGCATACCAACGTTCTTTGCTGCCAATCATAGATATTTTTGTTTTGGTCCACTGTAGTATCTCCTTCAATAACGGAGATTTACTTTGCCACTTTGAAACCTCTGCCCATAGAACATCGTTCAACTGGTGCAGTGTTGGGGCTGTTGCAACAACTCTTGCATTCTCAAAACAGCTTAAAAACCATAACAATGTTGCAGCTTCAAATCCTGTTTTTCCAACACCCTGTCCGGATTTTATCGTTACTTTTGGATTATCTCTTAAAGCAAATGCTGCTTCTTTTTGCCATTCATCTGGATAAAAGGAAAGAACTTCTTCAAAAAATTGAACTGGATTCTGCTGCCATAAAGGAATACTCTCTACAAGGAAATCATGTAATACTCTATCATCCATCTGATTCCCTCGCTTTTTTTACAGCATCCATCCAAGATTGAACCGCATCAGATTCATTATTATTTCCACTATGCTGAATTTGCTCTGTTCGAGCCTTCATTTGTTCAACCTTAGCTTTTTGTTCTTCTGTTGCCATATTCATATGATCTGACAACCATTGCAAAGCTTTCATGCGATCAGCTAATTTAATACTTGCACCATCACGTCCTTGTTTTACTTCAGATAAAATCGTTCCGTCTATTTCTGTAGAATCCTTGAATCTAACGACATTTGCTGTTTGCTTTAGTATTTCTTTTTCTCCAGTCTTTGGATTTTTTATTTCCACAGGTCCATACATTGACATTACTGCTACTTCTTCTGTTCCAAACGAGACATAATCCGTAATATCAGCAAAAGCGATATCCATGTATTTTTGGAAAATATCCTCTTCCGATAGAAATTCACGATTAAGACGATTTTGTTTAAGACTATTGATCTCTGATTTTATCTTAGTATTTCTTAGTAACATAGATCCATTAACCATAGCAGTTTCATAACTACATTGATAGGCTTTTTGATATGCTTTTGTAGCATTAAAACAACGTACATAATAAATGCAAAAAAGCCGCTGTTTATCTGTTAATTCAGGATTTTCTATAACCTGTCTAACTTCTTCAACACCGGATTTGCTTTGGCTATTATTTTTTTGTTTGGAGTACTCCGTATTCTTTTGGAGTACTCCATTCATTTTTTCATTCCATTTATCTTTACACTTCCATCCACTTACTGTTTTTTCTGGAACTTTAAGTATTTTAGAAATTTCTCTGTTTTGGATCTTTCCCTTATGTTTTTTATATATTTCATAGGCTTTATCTCTATTAGG